TCCGAACCTTGCCAAATATTCAATTTTTTCTTGTGGTTCCACAACAAGTTTAAAATCAACTTTATCTTCAACTAAAAATTTTGCTGTTAAACAATTTTCATATCTACCCTTAGAAATAACATAAATAGGGTATCTAGGTTTATTCATACTTAACTGATTTTAAATCTTCTTTTTCTTTTAGTGGCCACCAAACACTCCAAGTTCTACCTTTTTCTTTGCCTTGTGGAATTTTAGCCATATTACAAAATTCGTTTCTATCTTGTTCTGTTTTAAAAATTATTGTGTATTTAATATAATGGTCTTTAGGAACATAATCTGGCATACCAACCCATTCGGCTGCCTCATTAATATCATTAATCTCGTGCTGTGGTCTAGTTACCATAACTAAATTAGCTAACATCATTTTGTCATAACCAGTGCCAGATAAACCATCTTTATCTTTAACCTCTTTTAATAGTTCGCTTAACTTACGATCATCAATTTCTGCAAGTTTTCCTATTTCGTTATTGCCAGTTAAAATCTTTAATGCTTGTGGACTATCAGATTCAATATCTAGTTTAATAACTGGAACTTCTTTTAATTTAAGTTTGTGACAAGCAGATACAACTCCATGCCCATCTAAAATAGTATAATCTTTTGCAACAACTACATTTCTGTAAAAACCATGTTGTTTAATAGAATTGGCTAAATGTTCTAATTGATCGTCTAAATGGACTTTATAATGTTTAGGGTGTGGTTTTAAATCAATTAATTGTACTGGTTCTGCTTTTGTTCCAAGAAAAGAATCAACGATTGGATCTGAGTCTCTTAATATATTATCTAATTCTTTTTCATCAAACCCAAAGTTTAGTAATTCAGAATTATAATCTTTTAAATCATCTATTTCTATGTTTAATAAATCTTTGTCCCACTCATTATCTTCATTTAATCTATTATCTACAATCCTATATGCTTTAGCTTGTTGTTCTGTAAGATCTGCAATTAATACTGGAACTTTTTCTAATCCTAATTGCTTACTAGCTTGAAAGCGAGTGTGTCCGACAATTATAATATTATTTTTATCTACTACAATAGGTTGTTGAAAGCCAAACTCTGCAATTGACTTGGCAACTTTATCAACATTTTTAATTTTTCTAGGATTATTGTTATAAGGTTTTATCTCATTTATTGATAAATATTGAATCTTTGTATTTTGTATTAATTGGTTAAGGTTTTCTTTTTTCATCTGCTTCCTTTAGTTTCATTAACACATATTGCTCTAAAGCATCTGAACTTAAATTAGTTCTTGCCATTTGAAATTCGTCTTTGGGTTTTTTATCTTTTAATGCTTGGTAAAGTTTTTTAAGTTTAGGTTTAACAATATCAACTTTCATATTTCTTTCTTACCCTTTCCAAAACTTTATTAAATAAAGTCTTATGTTGGTCCCTTACATCTTTACAGTCTTTATAAATTGCGAACCAAGATTTTTTAAATTCCTTTCCTATTGCCTCGTAACTCATATTAGTTAGTTCTTTAATTATAGACATAGCAATTTTTTTATGTGGTATATAAAAATATTCTCTTTGAGAGTAAAGCGAATTATCACACATTACCTTTTGCGTTAGTTTTAGTATATTGTCTATATTCATCAAAAAATCCTTTTGGCAAAGATTGAATCTTTTTACAAGGACTCACTTTGCAAATCATTTCAGATATGTATATAGGATTTATACAGTATTTAAAATAGAATTTATTCTCGCCAATTAAATGTTGTTCGGCATGATGTTGTATGCACAATGGGACACAAAAAGCATCATTACGAACTGCCATTCCTACATTTCCATACTTTGGAATAGATCTAATATGGGCACATTGGACATTTGGTGACTTACAAATAATGCAACTATAAGATGCTACAAATCGTCTATGTTTTTCTGATTTGATTATTTTTACCTTCCTAATTTGCATTTATCTTTTTATTCTTTTTTTGGCTTTTCTAGCAACTGATAAAGCTATTGCAACAGATTGGCTTCTTGTTTTTCCAGCTTTCATCTCTCTGCGAATATTTTTGCCGATGCTCTTAGAACTATAACCTTTTATTAAAGGCATTTAAACCTCATTAGTAATTCGGATTTTACGCCCTAGATTCGCAGGGAAGGCACTGCAAAAATAGGGCAAACCATATATATATGCTAAGTGGTTGAATCTAAATATATATTTATTTTATGATATGTTCATAGATGGGTATCTTTTCAGCGAAAATCAATTTAGTTCTCGTAACTATTAATAGTTAATAATTAAATAGTTTAAATATATATAAATAGATTATTTAATAGTTAATAGTTAATAATTAACAACATAAAGGGAAAATATGTTAGAAGAAATAAAAAAAACAATCAATACAGTTCTTAAAAATCAAGAACTTGTTAAAAAATATAAACAAAATAAATTTGATGTTAGATTATTCCAAGCTGTATTAAATACTAGCTTGTGGAGATTATCTGATTATCAAAAACAAGACATTAATTTAGTTAATCAAGCTCTAAATGACTTAAATGTTGTTATTTTGTCAAATGCTAAATTAGAGAAATTTAATCCAGATAAACACGAAAAATTATCTTAATGATTAAAAATAAAAATAAATTTAATGATCGTGATTTGTGGGTATTAGAAAAACCAGATTATTTTTCTGTTATCCACTATCGCAATAAAATTAGACATAATGTTCCTTGTTATAAAGAGGCATTAAAGTTGGCTAGAAAAATTGGTGACTGTTGGCAAAACCAATGTTTAGTTTATGCAGTTAGAGATTCTGCACAAATTAATCTTAATCATAGAAAAATCTACAAACAAACTAACTAAAGGGAAAAATGACTAAACTAGAACAAATAGAAAAACTTAAAGAAGAACTTTTTGAAACAAATGTTTATTCTTTAGAATATGTTGCTTTATTAGATAAAATAATAGTTCTTCAATATGAATTTAATTCTGATGAAAATTGTAGTTATTATTATAGATGTCTACCAGAAGCAAAACATAAAGCTAGATGCAGAAATGATGAGAGTTACAATGAAGCATTTGGTGGAAAAGAAGTGTATAATTATTATGGTTACGCAATCTAACAAAAGGGGAAATATGAAAAAACAAATATATAAAGACTACACTATTAAACAACGCAAAGAAGTAATTGGTGGTGGATTTATGACAATGATTACTTATGATGTTTTTAAAGAAAAAACTCATATTTGTCATGTGCTTACTGTTGCTCAAGGTAAAGAAAAAATAGATCAATTAACTAATAAGGTAGCATAATGAGAAAAATAACTTGGAACAATAAAGAATATCCTATTCCTTTTACTGTAAATTTAGAATGGGATAATGGCAAGATGATTAAAGTTGATAATCGTTTTGGTGGTGCTAGTTGTGAGTTGCCTTGGTTCGCTGTGGCAATTTACGATATGATTATGGGTGCTGAACTTCTTAGTGAATGGGAAGATCACGCAAATGGTTTGGATTGGTTCAGAGAACACTTTCCAAAAGAGTATATGGTACTGTTGGATTGATTATGTATATTATTGATTTAAAAGATAGAACTGTTGCAGAATTTACTAAACAAGAAGTATCTGGTTTTGCAATATTTCAAGAAAAAAATAAGAAAAATAAATCTTGGCAAGATAGGTTTATACTTATTAAAGATAAAATTGAAGCTAAAAAACTAATCTTAAAACTAATGAAGAAAGGTTTTTAAATGAACATTAGAGAAATGTTAAAAATACAACAAGCATTTGAAAACAAAACTATTCCTGAGGATTTATTGGAAGAAGAAAATTATTATTATTCTGAATCTAAAAAGGATTATATAAAAGTGCTTGATTTGGATCTGCACCATTTAATAAGAATTATTATTAAACAAATAAATTCAGAAAAAGATGATTTAATAGATTCTAACAAAACTGCATTTAATAAACTTGAAGCAACAAGAGCTGTTGGTAGAATTTTAGACGAAATAGAAATAATTCAGAAGGGCTTAAATGACTAAACCAAAATTTACTTTAGCTTTAGAATATTTTAAAAAGTATAAAGAAGCCACAAATGAAAAAGATAAACAGTTTTATCATAGTCAATATATGAATGAATTGTTTAGAGTAGATCAACTATATGCTGAAGATGAGAAAAAAAATAAAAAAGGAAATTAATATGATTTGCACAATGACTGATACAGAAATGAAGTTGATGGTAGCTTGTTTAGAATTTAAAATACAAGATAAAATAGATAATGACCTAGATACAGTTATAGATCTACAAACTCTTGTAAAAAAACTTAACATAATGATTGAAAGACAAACACCCTATGTATGAACTTATGTCGGATATTGGTTTTTGGTATTTTGTGTTGGCAGTAATATTAACCCTAATTGTATGGAACATTAAATGAATAGAGAAACTAAAGATGGAATAGGATTTGTTATCACAGCTATATTGCTGGGTGCAAGTATAATATTAATACATTTTGCAATTAATTAGCTATGAAAGTAAAGGTTAGTCGTGATATTCTGGTTAGTTGTGCTGATTTAATAAAAAACTATTTTTTGGTGATGGAATTTTCTGGATCTAAAATAAGTAGTTATGACAAAGCGATTTACAATGCTTTAAAAGATATTATAAATAACAATAATAAGGGAAAAAAAAATGAACATATTTCATCTTGATAAAAACCCAGAAATTTGTGCAAGTTATCATTGTGATAAACATGTTGTTAAAATGATTTTAGAAACTGCACAAATGTTATGTACTGCCTACCAAAGACATTTTGGTACTAATGAAAAACTTTATAAACCAGCATATCCTAAACACCCTATGACTTTGTGGGTAGGCAATTCAAAAGAAAACTTTTTATGGTCCTTAGATTTATTAAAATATCTACTTGACCAATATACACTTAGATATAAAAAAATTCATTCATCAGATCGTATTTATAAACTATTAATATCTTTAGATATTACTGATTTTGTTTCTATTGGATTTACTAATCCCCCATTATGTATGCCAGATATTTATAAATCTAATGATTATGTTTCATCTTATAAGAAATATTATATAAATGAGAAAAAGCGATTCGCAAAATATACACTTGTTGAAACGCCAAATTTTATGATGGTATGACAAAACAATCTTTATCAGAAAAACTTGGTCAAAGTGTTTTTGCTGAAAAACTTAGACAAGCGATTAAGGAAGCAGAGTTAAAAAAAGAAAAAAAACAACTAGAGAAGGCAAATGAAAAAAATAAAAAAGGATAAGTTTTACGCATTAGTAATTATAAAAGATTTAATTGAAAACCATAGATTTGAAACATTAATAGACTATGTGCTATTAAGTTGGAAGTCTTATCCTCAATTAAAGCAACGAGAAATACTCAACGCAATAACTATTGAGTATATAAATAAAAACAACAAAAGGGAAAAAAATGAAAAAAATAATATTGTTAAGTTTCATTCTCATAAACTTAACTAATTGCAGTTATAAACCTATCATAGATAGTTCTGGTAGGTCTGGTACATTTCCAAACAGTAAAGCTGAGGAAACAACTAACGATATACAGCATTGTAAAATGTTAGCTGAATCAAGTTTATCTGGTGCAGATGAAGTTGCTTCTTGGTTAAACAACAATGTTTTAAGAGTTTGGACTTTAGGCATTACTCCTAAAGAGGAACGCACTAGAGAAAATTATACAAGACGATGCTTACAAGGCAGAGGCCATTCAGTTATTAACTAGGAGAAAATATGAAAACAGTAAAAGATGAAATAAAAAGATTGTATGATTTAAGTCAAAATCGTAACTGGGCTAGATATAATTGTTCTAGTGAAGCTGGTTATTATTACACTCTTTGTGATGTTACAAATAAAGATATGTCTTTAGAAGATTTTTATAAAGAATATCCTTATTACAACCCAGATATAAATTCTGCATACTGGCAACAACAACATACAAGATGGAAGGAATTATGGAACGAAAAGAACTAAATAAACTAATAGGAAAAAATATTAGGTGGTTAAGAAAAAACACTAGTATTTTTGTTAAAGGCAAAAAGACAATATTAAATCAAACTTATTTAGGAAAATTTTTAGGTATTATTCCACAACAAATAAGTAAATTTGAGATTGGTAAAAATGAGCTTGGTGCTGTGCAGGTTTATCAATATTCTAAATTCTTTAATATACCAGTAGATACTTTATACGAAAAAGATTTGGTAAATCAAAAGTATAATAAAGAGGTAGTTATTAAAGACGAATATTTATATCAGCTAACTGGAACATTAACAAAGAATTGGCCTTATGCTTAGTTTTATATTTATTTTGGTATTATTTATTGTGCTATTATATATTATAAAACGAATCAATTAAACAAAGGGAAAATAAAATGGAAGAACATAGACTAAAGTACAAAGACAATACAGAAGAAATTTTGTATTTTGATCCGATACCTCATAAGTATTATTGGAACGAACAAGAACTACCATCAGCGACTGGCATAACTAAGGTATTAACAAACGCAACTATAATCGGCAACTGGACAAGCAAAATGTGCAGTGAGGAATTTTTAAAATTGGTTAAAGCTGGTAAAAGTTATGACGAAATTCAAATATTAGAAATTGCTGATAAAATAAAAAAATCTGCAAACTCTAATATGAATCAAGCTGGTCATGTGGGTAGTCAAGTCCACGATATGATTGAAGAATATATTCATAATAAAACCATTCCTGAAATTCATAATGATTTAATGAAAAAATCATTTAGTAAATTTAAAGAGTGGTATGATTTACAAGAAGGTTTAGAATTAGTTTTTACTGAAACTAAAGTTTTGTCTCGTGTTCATAAATATACTGGAACATTAGATGCTCTTTTTAAAAGAGGTAATGAATATATTATCTATGATTGGAAAACAAGTTCTGGGATTAGAGATAGTTATTATGTTCAGCTTTACCTCTATGTAATGGCTTTAGAGGAACAGCTAGATATTAAAATTAAAAAAGGTGTTATTGTTAATTGTACTAAGCAAGGAAAACTTAACATAGCAGAATTTCAAATCAATGATGAAATGCAAGATGTTGCGATCTCTTGCCTAAAATTGCATCGCTTTTTAAACAACAAAAAGGAGAAATAAATGGCACACAAACAAGGTATCATTAGTAAAGTTTATCATAATTATAATGATAAAACTGGTAAAGCATTACCTAATGATAAGGTAAATCATAAGTTCTATATTGGTGATGAGATATTTATAATCAAAGGGAAATACATACCTGACTTTATTAAAGAGGGTAAAAAGGTTTCTTTTGCTTATTCTATTTGGTCTCCACAAGGTGCAGATAAAGCATTTAATTTTGTGCAATCTGAAAATAATATCCTTAAAATTCAAGAACTTAAAGATCAAATGCAACCAGATACTTCATTTAATGTTGAAGATTTTGAAAAGGAAGCTGTTAATGTTGCTTCTGACTTAGGTGCTACATTAACAGTTGAACCTATAAAATCTTTTAATAAAGATGAATATATGTTTGTAATGGCTATGACCAAATCAGCACTTGAATCTAAAGGTTTAGAGTGTAATAAAGAATCAATAGATAGTTTTATAAAAGATATGAAACTTCTTTATTCGCATAACTTTTAAAATGATTTCTAGGGTGGCAAATGTGTTTAAATTTTTCCCTTTAATGTTTGCCACTCTGCCCATTGTTTTTATTAACAATTTAATATATAAAAAGAAAATGATAGTGCGTTATAAATATTTAGAATTTACTGGTATTTATAAAGAGGAGTTTGAAAACGAACAAGAAGCACTCTCAAAAGAGAAAGGCAAATTTGTTGATCTTGAAATAACTGGAATTAAATTTAAATCAACAAGAATAAAAAAAATTGATGGAGAAATTAAAACATCAAGTTCAGAACTTAAGGGACAGACATCATAGAGTATCTATGAAATACTTTGAACTAAAGCATAGAATGGAAAAGGCAAAAAGACTTAAAGATGCTTTAGAAACAAAAGTGGTTTTGAAATTTGAAGAATTACTAACATAAGTTAGTAGTACAACTATAAAACGAAAAGGAAGGATATGCAGGACTTTGCCTTACGAAACCCAGATGAGATAAGACAACAACTTGACAAGTATGCCGAAGATATGTGTCAAGCACTTTATAATTTTAGAAGATTAGAAGAACATAAAAAAATACTTTTAGCACAATTAACTATTAGTGAAAAAACTGTCACTAACTGCTCTATGGTAGAGGCAGAAAAGAGAGCTATGTGTACTAAAGACTATAATACTCACATAGAAGGTTTTTGTGTTGCTGAGAGAGATTATTCAAAAGCTAAATCTAAATATGCTAACTTACAAAGTTGGGTAGATTTATACAGAAGTTGGCTAGTGACTAATCGTGAGTTAAGTAGATGAAAATAATACAACCAGAAGGAAAACTAAATGAACTTAAATATCAAGAACGAGTTTCAAACTATATTGACTACGCCGAAGAAAGATTTGAAAAATATTGCGAAACTAAATCTTTTCATTATAAAAAACTTCTTTTTAATGATGATGCTGATTTTGCTAATTCCCCTATTCCTTATTATCATAAACTTGGTTTATTGTCTGCGATGCCTGATTACTTTGTTTATTCCAAAAAAGAAGCTCCAAAGCAACAACAGTTCTTCGTTGAAGTCAAAGCCAGTAACAAAATTAAATTAAAAGACTTAAAGAAATATATTACATTTGCACAAATGTTTTGTGATAATAAATTTACTCAATATACGATTGCTTTTTGTTTTAAAGATGGACTTAAATTTAAATCAGTAGATCAAATACTAAAATTATTGCCACAATCAAAGATTCAATCTTGGAATGATGGAATAGAATATTATTTATTACCAATTTAATGGTATGTGTTAGAAATTTCACAATCAATTTCATCATCAAAATTTACAACTTCATATTCCCAATCTACTCCAGTAATTCTTAATTTAGTAGTTTGTTTAAGTGATGACAAAAAATTAATGGAATTAGGGAAAGTGCCAGTATCAAAAAACCTAACATAAGCAATATCATCAACAAAGCTATCATCATTGTTTTTAACAAAGTTAATAGCATAAGTCACTAAATAGCAATTCATTTTTTAAAGATGTCTAGGGTGGGTTTTAGACCATAGATGGCACCAAAAATACCTACGATTAGCCATTGGTACCAACTAGGAAATTTGCCAAAATAATCAAAGAATAAATCTAATTTAGCTTTAATATTAATATCATCACTAATGATTGCATAAGATAAAACAATGATTGGAATACATACTACAATCAAAACAAATTCATCTTTCCAAGTCTTATCTTGTTGATCGCCAATATCTCTTTGGTACTCAATCTCACCCTTTGCCATGCGTTCATAATACCTTCGTTCAGCTTCTGATTCTAATAATTCTGATTGCTTATGATTTTTGTAAATCTCAGCACCAGTTTTGAATACAGTTGGTATTATGTTCCACCACATATTAGTCTATTGCAGCAAAATTTATTTCACCAGTACCATCTCCTGCTTTAATAAATGCAACTTGTTGACCTGATCTAATTTGAAAATATTCAACAGTATCTTGTGGCATAAGTAATGATTCTTCTGTTGCTGTTGGATTGTAACCAATTTTAATATGTGCGTGTGTTCCTCTAACTGCTATTCTTACTATTCCTGAACCAGTTATAATTGCTGATGATTGTGCTGATGAACTACCAAGAGTGTGAGTTTCTGGTGTAAAATCTGTGTCTATTTTTATAATGTTCATAATGTTCCCCAAATGTTCCTTTTTATATTGTTTAAACCCTTAAAATACCCTTAATTTTTAATATCTAAGGTTCTTTTAAGGTTATACCCATAAATAAGCCATTATGCTTAAAAATGCGTCTAAATCGTTTTAAATGATATTATTTGCTTTTAGTAGAATCTATAAGCAATTCTATATAGTGTTTAGCTTTTTCTAAGTCTTGGACACCACCCTTCTCTTTAAATCTTAAAATATATTTTATGATATTTCCTTCTACAAATCCAATGTTATTTTTAACTATAAATTCAATAGGTTGAATCTTGTATTTTTTATAGTGGCTTCCACCAACTTGTTTTTTATAAGACTTCATAGACTGTTCTTCCATTAGCTTTATATGCTCTTAAATACATTTTACGATTATTAGATTTGTTGTATGAGATATGCACCCAACCACTATTAATTTCTTCTGGTTTCCAAAATTCTAAAATACATTGGTCAAATTCTAAATGATTAACAACCCAGTCAGCAAGTTCTTTATTTGGAACTCCTAGCATCTCACAATCTACTGCCATTCCTAAAGTGTGTTGGCTTCTCTCACTTGAACCTATTGCTTTGCATAAAGCAGGAGAACGATAGCCAGAAGTTATTTTTATATCGCCAAATTGATTTACAATAGGTTCAATAACTTCTTGGATTAATGTTTGTAGATTAATTAAAATTTCATCAGTTGGAGTATTATCTATTCCAAGTCTTGTAGCTGTTTCACTAAACAGTAATTCTTTTAAACTAACTTGCCTATCCATTTGCCTTCTTTGTTAAGTACCATTGGCATTAGTCTTGGAGTAGAATCTACAATCATTCCACAACCCATTATAAATTTAGTTTTAAAGTTTTTAGAATATTGGAAAGCCATATTAGTTTGTTGTATTAAGCAACCTACTTGCATAGCAAAGAATAGTGCATCAGGATTAGCCCAATATTCTATTTTAAATTTAGAATGAAAATGTCCCTGAACACAACTCATTCCATTTATTTGAGATACTTTAGTTACATCAGCAGATATTCCATGAGTAAAGAAACATCTTTGTTTATTAGGTAAGGTAAGAGTTAAATTATCTACCCACTTCCATTTTTTTACATTTAAGAACTCGTTGTATTCTTTTAGATAACCTCTAGGTATTCCTGATTTAATTGCTCTACGATAAACTAAGCTAGAATGATTTGAGTCTAACAAAGTCATTTCAGGAAATATTGATTCTAATTCTTTAATAAAATCTTTTGCTCTTACAAGTTCATGTCCAGCAGAAGCAAGATCAGGGTTATGATCGTGGAATGATAATGCGTGGCAATCTATTTCATCACCTATATTTACGATTGTATCTGGTTTGTATTCTTTTTTTATTTCTTTTAGGAACTCAAAGCTATCTTCTCTATGATATGGAATATGTAAATCAGATATGACTAAGATTCTTTTATTCATAAACTAACTACTAGTTGTATTCGTATTATTAAGCAATAGTTACTTAGCCAAAAATATTGTGATTAGAACTAACGATAAAGAACCAAGCCCACAAAGAATCGCCCAATACAAATTAGTCATTTGTCTTTCCAGCTTTGATACTGAAGAAGATAAAACTTTAACTGAGTTTTTAAGTCCTGTGATATGCCCCTTTAATATTATTA